CATGCCATCAAGTTGCCAGCAGAGGAAGCATCAAAGATGCCCACATGAGTAACCGTGCCGTAGTTGGCTGTGGCTGTCGGAAACTCTACCGCCGCATTGTTTGACGTTGTGTCGCCAGACGTTGTGAAGGCAATCGTTTGGCGCGCATAAGCGCCGCCCGACACCTCTGTGCCGCCGCCACTGTCAGACGGTGCCGCCGTAAACAGCGCAACGTAGTGTGTGCCTGGGGCAGTGTATGCAACGCCAGCAAACACATGGTCCAGCACCTTTGTTTCTAAATAGTCTGAAAAGCTCATGTTGGTCTCCTAATCAATAAGACATTGTCCTCATTCGCAGCGTCGACGCAGAGTTTTTGGCCTTGTCACTCGACGCATTTAAACTTGTCACCGCTGCACTGTACAAAGTTCCCCACACTGTAACACGTTCATCCTCGCCAAGATAGGGGGCGGCCTGCACCAGCGAACCATACAGATAAGCGTCTGGCGCATCTCCCAGAAGCCAGTTTGTTGAGTTGCTTTCAGACAGCGGCGGTATCTTCTGATAGTACACCAACTCAGTCGTGTAGGTAGTGTCGGGTGTGGGGAATAACTCTAAGCTCTCACCCACATGCGCAAAGTATTTAGGACGGCCGGCAACATCTGAACTTTTTTCTCGACGAGACAAAAGGTCATCCAAAGTCGTCATCTCCAAACGGTAAATAGTGCCTGGGCTAATCCCGAAGCGAATGGTCTCAAGCCAGTCAGCCGGGACGGCGCTATACTGAGTATCCAGCTGCCCGGAAGAGCGCTCAACCATCTTGTAGTGACGCAAGGATCGCTCCATGTTGCGCTCTGCAAGAGTAATGAAGTCGGGTATAACGGCTGCCAAATCATCCCTATCAAGCCAATTGGCAAGCGATGACTTCAGCTCGCTATACGTTGTGATAGCCATTACAATACACCTTCTCGCGTTCTAAAGGCCCTGTTTTCCGACTGGTTCAGCCACTTGCGTAGAGCCCTCGGATCGTCAGCGATGCCTTGCTTCTTCAGCTCATAATACACGGAAAGCGGGATGGAGGCCACCTTTGCGTGTTCCCCAAACTTTCCCGACACGTCGTTGTACGATCGCTTGTTTGCTTCGATAATTTTTGTGCTGTCCTGCACCGTCTCAATAACGTATTCGCCGTTCTGCTTGACGTGCCAGTACCGCGTGATCCCGGTGGCTTCGTCTCGGCTAAAAAGTCTTTTCATCTTTACCTCCAGAGTGAATGGGGCGACCGAAGCCGCCCCACCATACTTACGATACGTTCAAGTCAGCGATCAGGCCGTGGGCCTTTTCGTTGGATACCTTGAGGCCAGTTTCGCAGATCAGCATTTTCTTCTCTGCGTCGCCTGTTTTGGCAAGATCCACAGCTTGGATCGGACGCAGAGTTGCGATTGACGCATACTCTGTATCGAGGCACCAAGCGTCACGCTCACGGCTGAAGCGGTTAGGAACCACAGTCAGGGCGCCGAAGTCGCTCAGATACACGTCAGCTGCACCGATGATGGTTGTTGGGCCATCAGTTGGGGCTTGGTAGCGCTGCGCCGCGATGCCTGCGAAGCCAGAAACAACAGTTTTGTTGTATGGGCCAACCATCAGAACGGATGGGTTGCCGCCGGATGTGTACGCCTGCTGCATCACGTCTTTCAACATGGCTTCCGTGAAGTCACGCTGCGTGCCGTCGTTACGGGCGTCGGAACCGTCAACCGCAGTTGGGTTGGTGCCGTCGCCAGCTTTGTTGACGTTGGTCGCAATCCACGCACCCAGGCCAGCAGTTACGCGACCAGCAGATGCTGAGCCGGCGGAACGGGCTGTGTTGCCTGTGTAGATTGTTTCCAAGTCGCGCTTGATTTCCTTGCCACGCTTGGCAAGTTGGTATGCGACTTCGTCGTTACGGCCGGCCAAGTCCTGGAAGCCGAGGTTGTCGGCAATTACCATTGAACGACGACGGATCTGCGTGTAGTTGCCCACGCGGACGGTTGCTGTGGTTGCGTCAAAAGATGCAACATCATCCCCGTCAATCACTGGCGTGACGTCAACACTGGAAAGATCATCCAGCTGCCACTCAAAAAATGTGTTGGACACATTTTCGGAACCGACGTTGGACGTGAAGGGTGTTTCTTCTGGCGCGATGTTCGAGATGACATTTGCCAGCTCTTCGCGGATACCCTTGGCGTCAAAAGACGTAAAGGTGTTTGCAATGATAGTCATAGTTTATGCTCCTATAGCAAGGCTTTGATTGCGGCCGCGGCGTCGTTGACGCGACCAGTTTTCCGTGCGCGGTTCTGCGCTTCCTGTGCTGCTGAGGTGCGTTTAGGCTGTGACGCTCTGGAACCCGACTTCAATATCTTGGCGCGCGGCTTTTTAGGTTTAGCTTTAACCTCGTTGGCCCGCGTTTCTCCACGATCATATAACATCGCCTTCCTCGCTAATTTCACAAGCGTTGCATTTGACATCCCGCTCACGTCTTGCTCGCTGAAACCTTCGCCGAGGAGGAAGTCCCGTATCTGGGTTGCTTCCGTGGCCGCGACTTTCTTGTCACGCCACTCGGGGATGATGTCAGGCAATATATGACGCTGCTGCTCCAAATACGATTGCTGCATCTGCTGTTGCTTCTGCGCTGCAATCTGTTGCATCCGTTGCTGCTCAGCTTGGACGGCCTGGAGTTGCGCGGTGCGCGCCTCCTGTTCCTTCCGCCACTGGCGTTCTGCCTTCGCTGCCATCACGGGGTCTGTGTCATACAGAGTGTCCCAGTCCGGCTCCTGTTCCGCTGCCTGTTGAATGCGCTCCGCCATTGCTGGCAGAAGTTGCGCATATTCAGCACGCTCACGCTCAATCTCCTGATACTGCGCTTCCATAGCCTTTCGGTTTTCGGCGAGCTCTTGAGTTTTTCGCGTGTAGTCTTTCTGCCGAAGGTGTCCGCTGCGCAGCTCCTCAATGGTTATCTCTTCGCCATCGACCTCAATGGTCGTGGACAAATCAAGAGATCCATATTGGTCGCCGTCATTGTCGTCTTCGTCGTCCAGATCGCTTTCAGACCCCTCGACGGGAGAGTTGTCAGCTTGCGCCTCATACTCTTCCTCTTGGCCATCCGGCATTTCGGCGTCATCCACTTGCGCGGCTTCTGCCTCAAGCGCATCATCTGTCGTCACGTTATCCTCTTGAGGCGCGAGCATACTTCTGATTGCATTCTGAGCGCTGTACAGGTCAGTCCCTTGCGGGGTGCTGTTGTCTGACATCTCTTATCTCTCCATTATGCTACTTTTTCATCTTCATTTCAATAGTAGCGTTATCAACCATGCTGCGCAGCGACTGGCGAACCATGTCAATTCCGCGCAACTTCATGTAAACAGCCTCGCGGCTGTCGGTGTCACTGGGGCCAGTTGCCTTGAACTGCGTCCAGCAATCCGCCTCGGCTTCCTCAAGAAACCGAAGCAAATCCGTGTCGGCGAGCAGGCGCTCTGCCTGCTTGCCGTCTGTGATGATCTGCTGCTTAGTCTTCACGCGCCGCCTCCGTGATTATGTCAGCCTGCGCCTTCATCACTTCGCGGTTGATCGCCATGTCAGCCCGGATCTGGGCGACGTCAAGCTGCGTGCCGTACTTGGCCTTCAGCTCTTCTGCCTTGACGCGGATGTCGGCCTCGAGCTCGTCGCGCTTGCGGTCGTCTTCCATAATCATCTGCTCGCGCTTCAGTTGCAGCTCGGCCGCCTTCTTCTGCATATCCGACTGGATCTGCTGGATCTGAACTTGGATCAGCTGCTCGTTGATGTCGGGCTTGTTGTCTGGCGGTGGCGGCTGGAACTTCGCCGGATCGCTCCAGAACTGCGACGTGTCCTTGAAGCCGGCCAGCGACGTCATCTCCTTGAGCGTGTTGCTCAGCTTGGAGATGTCGGTCAGCGGGTTCTGCGGCCCCATGGTCGACATGGCTTCCTTCTGCATCTCTCCGATCTGGCGCAGCATCATCATCCGCTCGGTGTCAGTGCCGCGGCCCAAGGCTACGTTAATTGAGACGTCCATATTGGATGACCATACTCTGGGGTCTATTTCCACGAAATCGTTGTTCAAGCGGATCATGCGCGCCTTGTCCTGGTGTGTGGTGATGTTGTGCAGGATAAGCTCGTACAGGCGCTTAATGCCCGTCTCAGCGAATACCCTAGCAATCATCTCAATGTGCTGCTGTGCGGCGCTTACAGTGGCTGCCACGGCTGTCGCAGTGCTTGACTGTAGGGCGCCGGCGTCTAAGCCCATGGACGCCTTGGAGATGCCCGTGCGGGCCTCCTTGACCTCGTCCATGTATTGCAGGACAGGAAACGCCTGCTGGCCGACGAATGGCACGGTCAGCTGCTGGACTGAGCCCGGAGCGCGCTGGCGGACGATCGAACCCATCTCTGTATTCATGGCGTCTTCCATATTCACCATGCCCTCTACAACAGCAATTCTTGGGTGAATACTGAGGCTTAGGCTGTCCAGGGAGTTGCGCATGATTACTGATTTGATCCGCTGGATGTCTGCCACGGCGTCAAAAATGCTGAGGCCGAAGAAGTCGTGCGGCTCGGGATCTGGGCAGAGCGTGGCGAATGGCGCCATCGCGCAGGGCTCGTTGCTCAGGATGACGTTTCCGTCTCCGCCGGTGCAGATCTTGCGCAGCTCGGCAATGCCATCGCCGTCGAAGTCCACTCGGATGTAGTTTTCAACGTACAGCACCTTGCGCATGGCCGGGTCTCTGCGTGAATTCATCTCGTTTGTCAGCGCCGGGTTGCGCGTGTTGCGCTCGACGTTGGTGTCCATGTCGTCGTGGTCGGACGAAAGATTGTACACGTCGTCGTAATCGTAGCCCATAGCTACAAGCTCGGACACGGTGACGATGCGGCGGTGCGCAACGTAGTCGGCGTCCTCTACAGATTTTGCTTCGCGCGAGATCAGGAACTCTTCCGGCGGAAGCGCCTCGACCTTCACGCGGCCGTCGGGGTGCGTGTAGGTCACGCGTAGGTCGTGTGACATGGGTGGCGGGACGATCTGGCCCGTCATGGGGTCGATCTGCGCCTCACCCATGGGCGTGCTCACGGTGATGTCGACTTCGGCGTCCGGGTCGGCCATGAGGGCCGCCAGGGCGTTGTCGTCGACGCCGGTGTATTCAATCGTCTCAAGCCTGGTCGTGTCTTCCCAGTAGCACTTTAGAATGCCGACCTTGCGCACCAGTGCGTCCATAAAGGCGCTGTGCATTTCTAGAAAGCCACGGTTGTCGCGGTTGATGATGAAGTTTGCGTACTCGGTGGCCTGCTTTGCCGCCGGCACGTCCTCCGCGTTTTGCGGGACGTATTCAACCGTGCGGTCGGATCCGTTGAAGATCCGCATAAGCGACGGAATGATCGCCTGTACGGTATCCCGTACGTCCATGCTGACCACCTGGCTGCGGCCCTCCTCCTCGTCGCCAAACGGGTCGCCCCGGTAGTATTGCGTCGCCGTGGCGCGGATCGGGGAGATCCAGTTGTCGATGAAGTCGACTGCGTCGTCGATCTCGTTGCCGACGATGCCTTGCAGCTCCTGGTCGTCCATGACGTCCGGGTTCAGTTCAGCCTCGAGCTCGGAGGCCATTTCGTTTATCTCATAGTCCATCTTTTTTCGCCTTCTCAAACTCGCGCGCATCTTGTTGCGCCTTACGCTCCAACTCGTCTTCTAAGTCTGCCAGATTTGCTGTCGGCCTGTGACCCAAGCCACCCGCTATTTTTGCCATTTTTGGTTCTCAATATACCTTAGAAGTGATCGCGTTTCATCTGGATCTGGCATTCCGGCCGGTTCGCTAGTCCAAGACGGCATGAGCCCAGATTTTTGATCTGCAAAAACGGTGTCAGAGGTGTTGGCGGTTCTGTTGGACATCCCAAACGGCCCAGAGTTAAGCCAGCTGTTCTGGCCCCTAGTCTCAGACGTCATGGCGCCTATGGCGTCAGGCGAATACATCCGAGAGTGCTCCAGAAAAGCCCGCTCCTCGCCTTGACGCCTAAAGAACGGATTACCGGAGCCGAAATGCCCGAAAGCATCGTGCACGGCTCTGAATGCGTCGTTGGCCACGGCGTCGCTCTTATCTCCGACCTTACCAACGCTTTTGAGCAAGGGGTTTTCAGCCGCATCGAAGGATGTGTTTGTGCCGAACCCGAAGTCAGTTGGGAAAACCCACAGCCTGCCGTTTTCAATGATGTCCTGATAACCCATGGCGGGAGATGCCGCGTAAGGGTCGTCCATGCCTTCCTTCAAAAACTTAAACTCCACCCCGGCGTCCTTCAACGCCCTATACTGGCCCATTGTCTCTTCAATCATGGCGTCATAAGCCCGCTTAACCGCAGGGCCGGTGGGGTTGTGCTCCATCATATCGTAAGCGGCGGCAATAAGCCTCGCGCGCTGCTCGCTGAATGGCGGATACTCAGCAAACCCAGAGACGTCCATGTTCTGAGACTTCATGTAAGACTTTGCAGCCTCTTCAATTTGGCTCACAGGGCGCGCGTCGTAGCTTTCACCAGAAGGCATTTTAACCTTACTAGGCTTGCCAGTGGCGCCTTTGTATCCCTCAACATTCTCCAGCTTCTGGCCGATCATGTACGCAGACGCAGCTTGATTTCCCAAAGATCTCCCGCCCAGAGAAGACGCTGCCGCTTTTGCGCCTACTTTCAACGCCTTGGCGCCAGGAACCGCCATCGCAGCGGTTGACGCTAGGTCAGCGTAGCGCGCGTCGTTTGCCGCCTTGATCTGATCCGACGTCGCGGTGGCCAGCGTTACGCCTTCCGGCAGGTAGTCCACCGCCGTGTTCGTCAGGGCGCGCTGCACGGTGCCGGCGGTGTCGCTCACGACGCCCCGCACGGTGCCGACCGGATCGGTGGCCATGGACCGGATGCCGCCGATCATGCTCTCGCCGATTGCCTGGTTAACTGCCAGCGGATCTTGCTGGACTGCGCGCAGGATGCCGGCGCCGCCCTCGCCCGTTACGCGGGCCATGCCGAATATGTCGCGGAGTGGGCCGCGTAGGCCGGGCGGGATGTATTGCTCGTAACCTGCCATTAGCCGAGTAGACCTGCTGGGCGGGCCATTGGCCGCGGTGACGTCTCGGGCGGGAGCAATCCCTGCGGACGCATCCGCGGGCGGGGCGGCGTCTCATTGTACAGGCTCTGGCCGGAGAACTTCCTGCCGTAGTCCGAGATGAACGTGCCGAACTTGTCCTTCTTGTCCAGCTCGCCGCCGCTCTCGAGGAAGTCGCGCATCCCCTTGCGTCCGCCGAGGTGGGCCATACCGACGACGGCCGACATATCCACCGGCACGCCCTTGATCTCCTGGCCGAAGAAGCGATCCAAGCCATTCTCCATGGCGTAGTCCACGACGTCCTGCTCGTGCCAGTTCATCACGCGATCTTGTAGCTCTGGGCTGGCGAGGAAGTCTTCTCGGGTGAACTCCTCGCCCGTGTCCTTCATAAAGTCTTCGAGGCGAGCGTCGCCGAACTGGTACGCGCCGGCAACCATGTCGCCGCCGCCGGCGTCAGTTAGGATCCCGTAATTGCCGCTGCTCTCGCTCTGCGCCATTAAGTTTCTGAAGTCACTTCCGGGCATGTTTCCCCCCGCCTTTATCCGTTCCCCCCATAATACAGTAAAAATGCTTCAAAGTAACCCCGCGGCCATCTGGGAGGATATAGCCGCGGGGTGAGCTCTGGAGAAAGCTCTCAGCGACAGGGTGGAAGCCGCTAACAGGCGCAGGATAACAAAAAAGTTTACCGGACGCCAGTTTTTTGCATTTAGGGGGTTGCAGTCTGTAGATGTTAACATTATGTTACCTGTATAGAGAGAAACACTGGGAGACACGAACATGATTTTAAAGATGACAGCAATTCCGCTTGAAGGCGCAAACATCATTGTTGATTTCGGTGACGACTGCTACGCAGTTCAGCACTCAACCGGTTACGTCGGCATTTACGCAAAAGATGAAGATGAATTGCTGCGCATTAGCGACCGACTGATCCGCAACCCCAACAAATCTGGAGAACAAATCGCAAAAGAAATGTGGGGCGCATAATTTAACCGGGGAGCTCCGGCTCCCCAAAACGCTCTGGGAGGGCAATTGACATGGAATACCAAGTAAAAACAAGAGCTATCTACATGGGTGACGGCACATTCCGCGAGGAGACTGTTCGCCGCCCAATCGGCCAAACGATCACAAAAGGCAGCTACACCGCTAAGATCACGCCAAACGGCAGCTCGTTCTATGTGATGATCGTTGCCGACGACGGCAGCCAGCATGGCCGCGTGTGCAACTACCCAGCCGCACGCAGCTACGCAAACGCAAAAACCGCAGAGCGTGGCGCCAAAGCCATGCTGGCCAAGGTATAACACAACACGGGGAGCTCCGGCTCCCCGCAAACTTGAAAAAAATCCGGCTACGAAGGGGAGTGAAATGCTATACCGCCGATACATGAATAAACACGAAATCAACGAGATGGCGCAGGCAGCGCTGGGCGCGTACACCGACACCGGGTGCTGGCCCGACGCATACGCCGCCGCGAGGAAATACGCCGAGGAGACGCTGGGCGCCAAGCCAGACAGCGCGCAGGTCTTCGCCGCCGTCACCATCGCAAGATCTAACAGCAAGGGAGAAGAGTAATGGATAACGAAACAAACGAAACGTGGAGAGACCGGAAGCGCAGAGAGCTGATGGAAAAGCAAACGAAGATGGCATACGAACTCGCGCGGATCTCCATCGAGATCAAAAAGCTACGCGAGGAGCCGCCGGTGCCGGAGAGGTCGGTGCCACTGTCGATGATCGAGCCGCTCATAAACGAGACGGTGGAACGGCTCATGCTGCTCAAGGAAGCGAAAAAACCCAAGCCAGAGCGCCTAACCACTGATCGCATCCTAAACGCAATTGGACACCCAGACTTGATACTGAAGCGCGTGGTGCACCGCCTAGAAAACAGCCGCCATAAACGCGGATGGAAGTTTGTCCACCTGCACCACGACCCACTAACCAGCGCCATACCCGAAGTGGTAGGTGAGCTTCACGTCGACCAGCGAAACCTCAAAGACCTCACGCTCAAGCAGTGGGTGCATCACGGCCTGACGCTCATAGAGCAAGTCAAGCTGCGCCGCGAGCTGTCAGACGTTATCGACGTAGTGTCTCCAAGCGAGACGCCGTTTATGACCGAGGCGAGGGAGATGAACGTAAGTCTACACGAGTGGGAGGTGGCGAAGGCAAAATACATCCCAAAGCCAAAGCTCGTCACGCGTGAAGCGATCATCGACGCAATCGGGTGCCCAAACCTCGTGCTGGAGCGCGTAAAGCACCGCGACGCGCTAAACGGGGAGCACACGGCCGGCTTCGTCTTCTCATACCTCAAAAGAGGCAAATACGACGACTACGAAGTCTTGGGCCAGCTCGAAGTAGACCACCCGCGCCTCAAAGACCTCACGCTCGAGCAGTGGGTTGAGAATGGCCAGCTGCTGGTCGATCAGGTCGAGAACGCCTAAACCACCCCGCGTATCCCACGCTTCAGCGGCTTACCCCACGAGCCGCTGGCCGACGTGCCATATGCCATTGTCGTGTGGTCGTTGGCCAATGCTAAACACAGCGCGTCGGCGCGGTCGGGAGATCGCACGCCGCGCTTTTTCATGCTGTCCTTGCTCTCAACCTGGATCTTGCCGGACGACGTAAACATGTAACGCGGCGCCACCAGCTCCGAATACAGCGCGTCATCCTTCGGCAGCGACACATCCATATTCTCGAGCCACGCCTTGCACTTGAACCACAGCTCCGCGCGCAGGTTCAAATACGTCTGCTTCGCCATCGCGCGCTCCGACACGTTCAATCCACGCGCCGGCAACCCCAACTCCCGCAAACGATCCAACACGCCGGCACCGAAGCCGTTGCTGTCGATGATGATCTCGATGGGGCGCCGGGACGGGGGCAT